ATTCGATAGAAGTTTCTTGGTTTGCAAAATCCCCTTTACATCCGAGTGATATTATATTCCCTTTTCTTTTAATCAAAATATCTGTTCCAATGTTAGTCATGTCTCGACAAATTCTTTGGAAATCAACAGATGCGATGGATGTTGTTATACTCATTGGAATTTCAGGAACTTCATAAATGTTTTCATTTATATCCAACAATTTGAGTTCAAACTTTGTATTTGTTTTTTTGTTTTCACTCATGATTTCAATGTTCATAAATTCTTTGGAATTAATTGAAAGTTTGAGTATATCATTATTTGTTATAGACTTGAGAAGTTTGAATGTGTTTGAAATGTTTACACCCGCAACAATTGGTTCTTCACATTCATATTCTTCAAAGTTTTCTGCTGAAAGTCGTAAATCAATGAGTGATGTTCTCGCTGTATCGAGGGTTGTTATGAAAACACCTTCGGGTTTAAAATATATATTTACATCGTTTAATATACCAGAAAGAACTTCGAAGCACGATTTAACGGCAGAAGCCTGAATAGTAACAAGCTTCATTTACATAAAGATTTATCTAAATCTTTAACTAGGTTGATTTCCGTGCTTAGAATAAGCATCTGTCACATCGGATGTAATCTTGCTCTCTAAATCTGGAGTCATAGCTGGTTGGAGAGACTGTCCATAATTATTAATATCAAACCCAATATCGCATGCGTCTTCTCCGTCATCTATAGATGAAAATGTGCTGCTGAACCCCCCACCGAAACTGAGATTTGTTATTTCCTTGTTGGGCAAAAGGGATTGAAACCAGTTTTGTATTTCTTTACCCACGAGGACCTTTCCTGTTTTTGTGAGTAGAGTTGGAACAGACCTAACCCGATCTTTCAGAGCAGGAGGCAATCCATGTGTATTTACATTATGATATTTGACTACATTTTTGAATTCAGGGTGTTTATTCAAATATGCGATGAGGTCATTGCTGTGATTGCACTTGGGACTATATATCAAAACACTGGCCATCTCTTGTATTACCTAATTTTTTAATTGCAAAAAAAAATAACGCATAATACTAAATGAATAAATATATTCTTTTGCTTTTGCTCGTCCTGATATTTGTATTGATGACCCAGAAGGAGGGCTACAAGGAAATGTTTGGATTTTCTGGATACAAGAAGGAGGCCAATTATTTGGTAATCAATGACACTCTCACAAATATTTCTGATTATCAGGAAGTTCCAGTGAAAGTTGGACCACACCATCTTCAAGCAATTATTTTGAATGCGAACAAGTACATAACCGAAAAAATTGATGACTGTGCTTATATTATTGAGACAAGTGACATTAAACAATACAAGGGTTCTGCCACTTATGAACAGATTGTGCGGACTATGTTCATGTGTGTGAGAAACAGGGGGAACACCTATGGTTTTGCGGTGACTGTTGATTCTGAATATGACACCGCTAAGATTTTGGGTGCCCGAACTCAACCATTGGGAATTGATGCTCCTTCTGATGTTTCTGCTTACACCTCTGACGGCGTCACACAAAATTTCACAAAGTATGAAACCATCAAAAAATCAACCTTGTTGACTCGTGGTGATTTCGAAGAAATCTTGCCAGATCCGCGTCCAACCAGTGCATAAAATAAGTATGACAAATATTAGGTAATATGTCATGTTGCGAGTAAGTGATGTGATACAAGTTGATTACGAGCGTAAAAGAATTCGTAAAGAGATATACAACCGAATTTACGAACAATTTACTAGAAAGGTAAAACTCAGTACAGAGATGGGATACAAGCATACAATGTTGACTGTTCCTTCTGTGGTTTTTGGTTTTCCTCCATTCAACAGGGAAATGGCTGCTCAATATCTTGCGAGGCAATTTAAGAATGGTGGTTTTGAAGTAAGTATAATTGACTTGTATACTATTTATGTTTCTTGGAACATTAATATGAAAAAACCCAAAAAGAGAGAAGAAAAAGAAGAACCAGAAGAAGATATTGACTTTCCTAATTTCATGAATTTGAAAAAGGCGGCAGCCAAATACAAAAAAAGTGCGTAATGCGACTCTAAAAAAAACACACTTTTATCATAAAATGGATAATAACTTGAGCGTGCTTGTTGATGCTAAAAATGAATATCAGGAACAACTCGTGCGTCTCATGGCTCCAGTTATGATAGAGGTATTTCATGCTATGTTTCAGGAAGCCACAACAGCTTCCAAAAACCGTAAAGTTTTGCAAATGCTTCAAAAATATTTGAAGGAAGTTCCAAATTGGTCTAACGCCATGTCCAAATCACACAGTGATAAGATTGTATCTCGTTGTTCTTGGTTCAATGATTTGTTGGCCGCTGTTTTTGTCAGTAATGTTAAAATTCTTTCTGCTGTCCGTATTCAAAGTGGAACTAAAAAGCTTTCTTTGAAGCTCCCATCTAACGAAGTGTTTGTTCAAACCGTGTATAACAATGCCGCAAAAGATTTGTATAATGACCCATATGTTTTCAGTGAGGTTCAATCTGAATACCGCAGAGATGACGAACTTACACAACGCTTTGGTCGTTGCATTGAATTAACTATCAAGGAGTTGATTCCAGTTCAAGACATTCTTTCTACTTACATGCACCAAGCGAGTAATCAGGACGAGTTTGATGTTGACCACCACGACCCAGTGGATGACGACGATGTTGAGGGATATACAGAAGACGCCGAAGGTGGCGAGGACGAGGGTGAGGGTGAGGGTGGAATGGATGAACCACCACAAGGTCCAAATTTAGATGAATATCCAGATGGTGCTCCTCCTCAACCAGAAGAGGGTGAAACAATGCCCGACGAACCCCAAATGTCCGAAGAATCTTCCGGAGTTCCATTCGAAACTGAGGTTGGTGTTAAGACAATTCCAACCCAAGACAACCCAGGGGAAGAAGAAAGTTTGTTTGATGATGCCCCTGATCAACGAACAAAAAAACTCAGTTATATGTAAATGGAACTCACTGAAACTCTTAGAGACCCCATGGGCGCCGCGTTGGTCGCTGCTGGACTGACCGCGGGGTACATTTACATCAAGGAACAAATGAATAATGAACCAAAAAAAGAGCTAAATGCTTATTTGAAACCAGCGGTGCTTAATGCCGTCATGGTTTACTTTATAGTCGACCAGGGCATCTCTCAAAAGGAGATGCTTTCTGCAGAGCCATTCTAAACTTAAAGATAAAACCTATAGTATATGTATAAAAATGGCTTCTGTCTCTGCTTTCAACGACATGATGGGACAATTCATCGCGGAACTCCACCGGGCGTTTCCAGCTGAAAAGGGAATTAAGAAGTTCATGACGTCGTTTGAACTATTGCGTGATGCGAACGGCCGTAAATGTGTCGAGGCTTACATGGGAAGCATCGGTCCACATTCAACTAAAATATCCAACAAGGATGAAACTTTCATTACGGAAGACCTTCCAAACATCGAATTTATGAAGGATTTGAACATTAAAGACTTGTGGGGTTCTGCGAGTGGCAAGACGAAGGATGCCATCTGGCAATACATGCAGACTCTCTACATGTTGGGAACAGCTATTTCAGCTGTCCCAGAAGGAACTTTGAGTGTTATTGAAAACATGGCGAAGGATGCCGCTGACAAATTGCAGGGGGACGGTGGCAACATCGATGAAGCTGCTCTTCAAAAAATGATGGCGGGTTTCCTTGGTGGTATGATGAAAAAATAAATGGCTATTATATAATAAATGAATCCTTTGTTCGAAGGTCCAAAGAAAACATGGTTCGATGATCCAAAGATTCTTTTTGATGTTAACAAAGTTTTTGAATTTTGGCCAGTTGCTTCACAAACTTCAGAGGAGAGAGTGAATGCGACTTCTCGGTTTATTATATATGCTTCTTGTTTGATTTATTTATTGCGCCGTGATGTCCGTATCTTTGTTTTAGGCATCATGATGTTGGCCATCTTATACATTATGTATAAGTCAAATATGGTCAAGGAAAATATGTTTAGGCCTTCAGTAGCGGATGATATTGCTCGTGGTAATTGCCAAGCTCCAACTTATGACAATCCCATGGCCAATGTTTTGATGTCTGATTACGCCAACCCTAACAGACCTCCAGCTTGTTATTCCGAAAGTGTCTCCCCATTGATTACAAAGGCTTTGAATGATACACTCCCATACGATGCAGGACGCTCTCGTTCTCCACTTCCTTCTCAGCAGAGAGCCTCAGCTGCCCGTCAGTTTGTGTCTTCCCCCGTGACAACAATTCCAGGTGATCAAACAGGATTTGCCGAATGGTTGTATGGACCCAAGTTTGGACCCACATGTAAGAGTGATGGTTCCACTTGTAGCCCAGACGCGAGAGGTGCCCAACTTTCTCAATTTGGTGGATTGGACATGATCGGAAATAAGCGAGGATAAATATTCTTAGTAACTAGTAAATGGAATATCAATTACAGCCAGATTTGCAAAGAATCCAAAATCCAGCGCTCCCCACAAATTCCGCAATCGAACATGTTTTTACTTACCCCGAAGGTGCTCGTGAGCAAAACTTTGGTTCTCGACCAAACACAATGCTTTACGGAACAGCCCCTTATATGGCTGGTAAGGGTTCTCCAGCTGCTTTAATTGAAGTGTCCGATGAACTCCGTCCACAAGCCACTACTCGCTTCGGTAAGGTTGTCGTCAACAACTACGAGAAACAACATTTCCCACTTGATGCATCCATGCCTGCCCCCTCTCTTCCCAATTTATATGAACCACGAAGCTCCCGTGCGGAACTTCAGAACGATTTGTTTGATTTACGATACAATAAAAAATATCAATAAATACTAAATGGCTGACCCTGTCTCTGTTTTAGCTTTATTAGGTTTGGTATATACTGGAAAAAAGTTGGCTGAAAACCCAGTCTCCCTTTCCAGTCAACAACAAATATTGAATCAGGGGGGACCAGGTCCTTCAAAGATTAAAGACGCATCCAAGGTGGACGTTGAACAAGTCAATCTAAATACGGATTTCAAGATAAATAGTGAAGAAAGACAACTCACAAGCCCAGAGGTTGCTGAAACAGCTACTTTTGCCGATATTGTTCCGCAAACCCGTTCAAGTGGCGGTGAAGTTTTGGACATGAAAGACCGATTTGCTAATGGTTTGAATGTGCATAACAACCTTGCCTCCATACCAAAACAACAAGTTGGTCCAGGTTTGGGTGTTGGAGCCGATGTTCCAGCGGTCGGTGGTTTCCAACAAATGTTCCGTGCTATGCCAGAAAATGTTGGTTCTTACCGATTAACAACTCTTCCAGGCCGTGCTGGTCCAGGCTTTGACCCACGCGGTGGTCGTGGTCAGAACAGGCCAACTGTTGGAAACAACAAACCTGAAAAGACTGCTTTCCTCCCAGAACGACGCCCCCCGGTGTTGGGTCGGGCTCAGGGTCCAGGCGGTCCAATGAGTGGTGTCACCGTTCGTTCAAGCCAACAACGCACTATGCGAACCACAAACCGTTCAGAAACTGGCGCCAGAACAGATGGTCTTCAATACGCTCCAGCCAAGAAATTCGTTGCCCACGGTTCAATTGTCCAAGACCCAACTAGAAATAAAACTGATATTGCCGATGGCCAATACGCTTACATGGACAACGCTGCTCCAGGCATTTCAAGCTTCTATGGTGCCTATGAGAACTCCACCCTCGTGGACGCTGCTGGTAATAAAGTCAGAACTCCAGCGGAACTCGCACGCTATGGTTTGCGCCTAAGCGACCGTCGTGCTACTGTCCAAAACAGAGGTGCAAACGCTGGTCGCATGAATGTTCGTGGCAACCCACTCCAAGCGCACGGTATGGTCACAGCTGTTCGTTCAGACAACACTCGTTTGGATGGATACACTGGCCCAGCCAACGCGGGATGGACACAACAATATGTCAAGGCGAAATACCAAGACCTCAACCCATACAAGGGACAAGAAAACAAACTCGATTTGGAATTGGCCAAGAGACAACTCAAGAACAACCCTCTTGCACACACACTTTCCAATTAAATTATTATTTCAATATGTATGTTTTAACATTCATTAAAATTATGTCCCTAAATTTTAATGAGTGACTACTACGTTTTAGATGTCGATAGTGGTGACAGAGATGCAGTTTTGTATCCAAATGTTTCCAATCTCGAAATTTATTTAGAAAACGAAATTTATGAAGTCTCTAAAATTGAACTCACATCGGGAAACATTTTGATTCCCCAAATGGATATATGTGGAACAAATAAAAGTTTTCAGGTGGATGATACTGTCATAACACTCGATGAAAAAAATTATTCAGATGGCAATGTTTTTGCACAAGATTTACAAACAAAGCTCGTAGGTTCTTCAAATGTAACAGGTGTATCATTTGATAGTAATACATACTCCCTCGTCTTTACAGGAAGCACTGATTTTACATTTAAATTTAAAAGTGGTCATAATGGTTATGATATTAATAATGATGAAACAACACCCCATGAAGTTATGGGTTTTACTGCAACCGATGTATCATCAA